ATCATCACCACCTAAATTCATAGTCGTAGATATCTCACAGCTAAATCGGTCTTTATGTCTTTTAAGAATATCTCCTTTTTTATAAATTCTTGCATAAGTATAGGCAGGATATAATTTTAATCCTGTTACTTCTTCCATTTTAGGTTGGCATTTTAATAATAATGTTTCCATTGCTATATCTGAATAACAAGAATAAGTATTTGGAATCTGTTCATCAGCTGCTTCATAATAACCTAGTAAAGTTTCATATGGAGAAATATATCTCTGTGCTCTACATGTATCATAAACTTGTTTTTGCATACAAAAATAATTAGCAATAAAAGTAGCTAAATCTTTTGAGATTGCTTGACGTATAACGGTATATTTATTTTTTTTAAAACTCATTATTATTTTATTTTTGAAAAGAAAGTAGCTATTGAATATCTTCCTTCTCCTTTTTTATTTGTTTCAGATTTAATGGTGTCTGTTTTATGAAAATAAAAACTTGGAAACAAGATCATCCTATTATTTTTACATTCTATTTTTTCATTTATTCTTGGAAAATAAAAATCCCCACCTGTAAATGATTTTGGTTCTTTAAATATAAATATTAAAGATGTAAATTGAAAAGCATCAAAATGTTCTTTATAGACATTATTATTTTCATAGTAATTTATAAATGAATGTGAATAATTTGTTTCTATAAATTGTTCATATAAAGCTGTTTGTGTATCTTTAAATGCTTTATGTACTTCCTTATGAAATTGTTTATTTTGAAATTTATTAGTTAATTTTAAAATAGGAGAATATTCAATACCTTCTTTTGTATAAATATCATAAGGGTATATTCTAAAACCTTCAAATTTTGTTTTTTTATTTTCATCTAAAGCAGGTCCTTCACATTCATTTGATTTTAACATGTTAGAAGATAGAAAATCTAATTCTTTATAAACTAAATTTAATTCTTCTTTAGAATACCAATTATCTACAATTAAAAAATCTTTATACATCTTTAGCCATCTCTTTCGGTACTGCTTGTATATTCCAATGTATAAATCTAAATGGTTCTACTCCATGATCTACCGCATACTCATGTTCTAAATATCCTGGAAAAATAATTAAAGTTCCAGGTTGTACTTTAAAATGAACTAATTCAGTTCCATGAAATATACCTTTATTATTTTTTAATTTTAATTTGGTACTACGTGCACCCGTTCGTGGTTCGTGAAATATCGGAAATGATGTTTTATCAGAACATTTTAAAAAATAAAATCCTGATACGTGTTGATTCCAATGAATATGAGCTGAATGATGACCACCACCTTTTTTAGCAAATTCTTGTACCCACATTTCTGAAAACATAGTGGTATACTGTTGCATATCAAAACCACACCAATCTAAAAATTCCCAAGATTTTAAACCAATATAATTTTTAAAATCTAAAAAGTTATTATCATTTATAAGTGGAGTTGAATGATAACTTCTTCCAAAATCTCCATGTTTTTTTATATATTCTTTTGCTTCGGGAAAATTTTTAGCTTTTTTAATATATTCATTAGAAACTTTATTTAAAGATTTAATAAATTCAGGTTTTTGTTCAAACCATATTGGTGTTTTAAAATATTCTTGAATAATCATATTATTTAAATGGATATCCAAGGTTCCACATTACCAATGAATATCTTACTCCTTTCGTTACTGGTTTAACTCTATGCCATACAAATGAAGGAAATACAATAATAGATCCTTTTGGCAAAATTTCTTTTGCTTGTTTCAAATGTTTAGCTTCTTCTCTCATATGAGGATCATAGTTTCTAAAATCAAACTCTAATTCACCACCTTCATATTCTGAGCCATCTGTTAATTGACAAGTCATAGATAATTTTCTAATTTTACCATGTTCATGAGTATTAGGTTTATCATAAGGTTTATCCCAAGAATCACAATGCCAATCATAATATTGATTGAGTTTATATTTTGTAAATTGACATGATTCTGATCTATCCCAATCAAAATTCCAACCTGCAGCTCTATTTGCTTCATGTATATATGGATGTAATTCTTTATAAATCCATGGATCATCAAACCATACTAAATCTGAATTTCTTTTACGTTTCATATCTTTTATTTCTTGTTTAGTAAGATTCCTATCTCCATAACCACCCGTTCTTGCCATTGTTTCTGCTTGTGATAAACCATGTTTAATAATATCATCACAAATTTTTGGTGGTATAGCTGCAGTAAAATACCAGTAGTAATTAGATATATTCATAGATAATTAAAATTTATTACGATTCTCCTTTTAACATCAGTTGCCATAAAATTTCCGTGAAACATTTGACTTGGAAAAATTAACATTTGATTTTCTTTAGGTGTTATTTCTATATTATTACCAAAACTAGTATTACCATTATTTTCATTTAAATAATAAATTGCAGTATTTATATGTCTTGGAGTATCTACATGAAAACCTGTAAAATATTTATCCTTTCTTCTCATCATTAAATTTGCTCTTATTTCTAATATATCTTTTGCTTTTAATTTTTCAACTAAAGGTAAAATTTCAGGATCGTAAAAATCAGAAGTTATTTTGTTATCTCTAATAAAAGAATGTGTAAAATAATAACCAGTTTCATCATGAGGTTTATCTACACATTGATCTCTATAATACCATGGAAATTCTCCAAAAAGCATTTCTTTAATTCTTAAAAAATCTTTTTCTTCTAAAAAATTATCATATATATTCATAAGTAATTGTCTGTATAAAATTTAAAGAATCTTTTTGATTGTTTGAGATCACATACATATTAGTTGATGGAAACATAATGAACATATTATCTGTTAATTCTATATCCCAACTTCTTCCTTTTCTTCTATTATCATCATAGAATATTCGCACCATACATTTATTAGTTTTAACACCATACAATAATGTATAATCAGGTGAATTTCGTAAATCTACTGGATCAATATTTAATAGGGGTTGTGATATTTGATTAGGTTTATAAATATTTCCCCAATTATTTTTATTAACTAATTGTAAATTATATTCTAAATTTACATGATCTCTAATATAAGTATTTAACATGTCCCAAGTTCTTGAAAATGGAAACTCTGAATCTGTAAATGTTGATTGTAAAATATCTCCTGATAATTTATCTCTATCTATTTCAAAACCTTTAGGCATTGAAACGTCACCATAAAATAAACTTTGTTCAGTTAAAACTTTCTTATACATACCACCACTTTATTTATACTATGTATTTTTATTTGTCAAATCCCAAGATTGTCCTTCTTCATTCCATTCATAAACCCATAAATGAGTATTAGCTTGATTTTGTGAAGTTTGTTCTGCAGTTAATGCTGGTGCATCACCAATTGGTGATTTCCAAGATGCAGTTGCAATATGTTTTATCCATGAAGCATAGGGTTTTTTAGGCCAAAAGATTTGATCATCTTCATCCCAAGTATAACCAATACCTGCATAGTTTCCTCTAAGTGGAGTTCCACCGTTTTTATGTTGTCCACCTGCTGTATTGTATGAAGTTTGAATCCACATTTGTGCAGGCCAGTTATTGTGTAGTTCTAAATATTGTTGACCTACTGTTTCGTCTTCAACTCCGTCAGCATTGAGCATATCTTTATTATCAAGTGTTAATACTTGAATAACTTTTCCGTTTGCTCCTAGTTTTGCGAAATGTGCCATGATTAACTCCTATTATACAATTTATTTTTTAATTAGTAAATACATGAATTAATACCCATTATTCACCTACTGAAATTTGTATCTAATAACTACAATTCCTGAACCACCAGATCCAGCAGTCGAACCTTCAATTCCAGCTCCGCCACCACCACCGCCAGTGTTAGTTGTTCCATTTTGTGCAGGGGTACCTCCTCTAGTTCCTCCATTACCACCGCCACCAGTTCCACCAGTTCCACCAACGCCACCTAATTCAGATGATCCACCGCCGCCACCACCTCTTGCAACAGGAGAAGCTGTTATACTTGTTGTAGTTCCATTACCACCTGGTCCACCATTTGCACCAGAATTAGGGCTACCAGCTGCAACAGCACCACCGCCACCACCGCCACCTCTTGAAGGTGGAGAAGCACCTGGAGGATTACCATTTCCACCTGGTTGACCTTGAGGAGGACTTGTTGGAGGAGTATTACCTGCTGAACCTGGAGGACCATATCCTCCGCCACCACCACCTGAGCCACCTGCTGCACCAGCAATACAACCACCACCTTTACCTCCACCTGCAGCTGTTATTGTTGAAAAAACTGAAGGTGATCCACTATTAGCTCCATACGAAGGTGTAGTAGCTGCTCCTCCTGCTCCTACTGTAATTGGATAAGGTTGTACTGAAAGTGTTAATGAAGTTGGAGTTGCTAAAGGAGACGCTGTATATGGTCCAGAAGTAGCTGGATTTTTAGATTCCCTAAAACCACCTGCTCCACCTCCTCCAGTAAAATAAGTAAGTTCAAAACCACTACCACCACCTCCTACAACTAAATAATCTGCATCACTAGGACCACCCGCTGGAACAGTTGGAGCATTACCAACTGCAGTAACATTAAATGTTCCCGGACTTGTAAATGTATGAATTTTATAATCTCCTGAAGTTGTTATAGTTCCTCCAGTTGCTGTTATAAATGTTGGATTTACAATATCAGAAGCCTGAGATGAAGATGTAACTTTCCAACCTTGTGTTGCATCTACATAAACTAATAATACAGCTCTTCCTTCAGTATTGATGTCGAAATTTGAAGCAGATCCTTGAATATTATTTCCATTACGATCAAGAATAATTTTATTTGTATCAGCAGTATTTGCATAATCAGCAACTGCTACTGCATCACCAGCACTTGGAGAAGCAGGTAATGTAACTGTAATTTGTCCTGAAGTTGTATTTACAAAATAACCATTACCACTTACAGCAGTAAACCCTGCAGTTTTAGCTGTAGTGTCCCAAGTGACCGCTCCAATATTTTGAAAAACTCCTTGGTCTAACATTGTAGTTCCGCACGATACTACTCCCATTATAAATCTCCTTCTATCTTAGATAAATTAATTTTAAACTTCTCTCCAGATATATTATTTATCATAAATATATCATCTT